GTTACTACGTCGTCTTCGTATGCGAGTTTTCTCCAGGTTGCAGCCATGACTTTTTCTCCTAGTCGACCTGGACATAAAGGCTATTGTCCGCGGCCTTGTAATATAGACTTCCCTCTACTGCCGAGAGAGGTGATCCCATCGGGGTCAAGATAATTCCTTGAAACTCAAAGGGTTCGCCCTGGCTTTCCCAGGCGCTCGTGCTGGCGTTCCACCGGATGATGTCGCCGGTGTCACTACCCAGCAAGCCTGCCAGGTCGCCTCCGGGGCCCATATCCCCGCGTACTCCCTGTGGACCCGCAGGCCCCTGTAGCCCCACCTCCACCACGAAGGCCTCAGGGACCCGGGTGATGGTAACAATCTCCTGATCCGCTTCAACTAAAACCGCCACGGGGGCCGGGGCACCGACAACTATGTGTTCCCCAATCTCTATCAGGACAGCTTCGGGGGTCGAAACGCTGACTTCAACGTCGGCCATCAACCCACCCCCACGCCGCCCCCGACCCTTGTAACCGTGCCCTTGACCTGCACCTGCCCTTCAAGGTACGTCTGCCGCAGGGCCAGGGTGTCAGTGAGCACCAGGTCCCAGAAAGCCAGGTCATCCACCAGGGCCAGGGCTTGGGCCGCGGTAAGGCTGATCGTGACCGTCCCGGTCACCCCACTGATGGCCGTGGTGAAATCAACAATCAGGGTGTCCGAGTCGGGCGTCGGCCTGATCTGGGCCTTGGCCGAGTACCCGGTTAAGACCATGGCGGCGCCGTGGCTCTTGAACGTGAACACCTGGGAGAAATCCCGGTCCCGGTAAATGGTTAGGTCGTGCTGGGCTGGAACCATGGTCTCTCCTAAAATATCTGTCCGTTGGCGAACACCGCGTCCAGGTCAGCGTCCACGTCATCCTTGACCTTAACCCCGTGCAACGAGGTTAGAATCTGCGGGATGCCATTCTTGATCTGCGCCAGGCTGGCCCCCTGCGCCCGAGGGTTTACCTTCAACCGCGATTCAGTCAAGTGGACCAAGTGGCCGGTATGCGTTCCCACGCAGAAGCCGGTCTTGCTCATCCAGACCGGGGAGGGCATGGCCGACAACCGGCGGGAGATTTCATACCCGCCGCCCACCACGGACCCCGGCATGGTGGCCATGGTTAGGCTGCCAGGAATTGCCCCGTCGCCTACTCGCCGGACGGTCATCTTGCCAGGCTCGGTGCCGTCCAGGAACCAGGTTGATCCCAGGGAATTGACGAAAATGCCCTCGTTCACCGGCGCCACCATGACCAACTCTTCCAAAAAAGGGAAAAAGTTTGCCGGACGAAACCACTCGTACTGGAAAGAGCCAGAGTAGTAAACTTTCTTTCCATACACCCCCCAGATTCTCCCGAAAGCATGGCAAAAATCGGAGAATCCTGGGGGGGGAGATACCATAAGAGACGGCAGAGGTATGGCCTTGGGCACCTGGCCGGTAACTACCCCGGAGGTTACGGAGGCCAGGAATAGGTTCTGGCCATTCGGGTGCGTGATCCAGCATTGGCCGCCGGCGGGGAGGTTGTTGAGCCTGATCCCCTGGGCGCCGCCCTCCCAGCTCACCTGGACCAAGGGACCGTTGCCGCTTATCCGCCCGCCCGAGGCTTGCGTGTAGCAAAGAGTGTACGCCCCCGGGGGGAGGTCGCCGGTCGTCATGCTGATGCTCGGGGCCGCCGGCAGAGCCACGCCCCAGGGACGCACGGTGCCCGTCAGAACCTCGTAGACGCCCTTCCAGTAGGGGTTGGACATATAAATCAGGTTGTCGATCTCGACGTACTGGAGGCGGGCCGGCGGGCCGGTGACGGCACCGATGGCCCGGGCCGTAACACCTTCAATATGGTAGAGGACTCCGGCCGCCACGCCCAGGAATACAGACCCGCCCCAGAGGGAATGAACTCCAGCCAGGGTGATCTTTTTGGCAAATCCGCCTCGACGTACCAATAACCCGCCATCTGTCACCTCCACGTTCATGGCAATCCCAGGGATGATCTTCTTGCTATCAGGGTCAATGAAGTGTCCTGGCGCATTCGGCAGGTTGTTCATGCCCTTGAAACCGATGGCGGTGATGGGTTTTGTCATCGGTACCACCCTCCCGACCAAATCGCTCCACGCCCGCCGTGGCGCCGGGGGCCTCCCTGGGCCTTCACGAGATAATTAATCAGGCCGATAGGCCCCATGGGAGAGCCGTAAAGCCCTTCCCGGAACTTCCCCTGCCAGTATTGCAGACCCTTGGGGTCAAAGTTCTCCACCTGATCCTGCAGATGTTCGTAGGCCTTGATAACGCACTTGGGGAGGATCACCCGCTCGTGGTAGGAATCTGGCATCAGGTCGGGCACGTCCGTGGGTAAAACCATGACTTTTGGGCGCTTGTAGTACCAGAGGTAAATGGACTCAGCAACGGTGACCTTGGGAAACACAGCGAGTTGCCCCGCCTGAGTCACCGCCACGCTGGTCACATGGTCCCCGGTCTCGTCATGGTCAATGTCCAGGGCGTCGATCCCGTCCGCAAACCGGTGGACCCGGATGTCGCTATAGAGGCTATCAGCGCACCGGAAAAGGTTTTTCTGAAAAGTGGCCGGAAGGTTAAAAATCCAGGTGGCCGTGGTGATAGGGAAAACGGTAGGGGCAAGCAGCTTCAGGGCCGGCAGTTCAAAATCGGCGGCCAGTTCCAAAATGGCAGTGTTGATCCAGGCCTTGTAACGACTCTCAAGGCTTCGATCCTGCACTATCAGGCTCAGGGCCGATTCCAACTCAGCCAGGGTCATGGTGCGCTCCCCTATCCATTATTTCTGTTTCCAGGCCGGGACCTGGTTCATATCCGCTCCACACTTGGGGCAGTAATTGTCCGGGTCTTTGTAAATCCGCGGGTCAGGTTCGTAAACCAGTCGACACCGCGGATTGGGGCAGATGCGAACCGTTTCAGCCATGGCCTATACCTTGACCTCCGGAAGTGCTTTCGGCTTCTGCGACGCTTTCTTGGCCTGGATCGCCTTCCGGGCCTTCGCCTTGGCCCTGGCATCGACCGTGGGCTTAGATAGGGGTTTGGGTTTTTCCGTAGTCGCCGCCGTCTTCAGGGCCAGGTCCTCTTTTCTCTGGTCCATCGCATCTTTCTGGCGCTTCGCAGTGAACCACGCGAGAACGACTTCGAGGAACGCCCCCGGCTTTACCGACTGGATTATTTGAGAAACAGTCTCAATGGCAGACCCGTCCTCGAAGATAAAGGACCCGTTATCGTCCATGATGCGCAGAGGGGTATCTTCTGTCGCCGCCTTGTGGCGGTTGTCAAACCATTCCTCTGCATCCCGGTATTCCTGGCCAACAAGGACTGCCCGCAGTTCATCCTTGGAGGTTACGGGCAGGCCGGTGATATGCGCATACGAGCCATTGGTTAGTTTGGCGACGTGATAGGGGCCGTCTTGCCATGACCGCACAACGTCGAGTTCGCCGAAGTTTTTGGTAAAAATTTTCTGGGACATAAGAATATCCTTTATGGTTTGATTGCCCAGATTGACCCGGGCCCCTTCTCAATTCTGTCCGCCCCCCAAGTGGCCTGCAAAGCCTGACGTACCCCGGGGTAGTTGGGATCATCCAGGTCGTGGCCGCAGAGCAGCTTCGTGGTCCGATTGCCCCACAACTTCAGGTCCAGCACCAACCCCTCGTAGCTGTGGTCCCCGTCAATGAAGGTCATGTCCACTTCCGGCGGGATGACATCCATGGCCGCGGCCTCTTCGCTCATCTTCTTGAGCACCGTAAGGTTGGTGAACTGACCACAGTTCTTCATAAAGTCATCGAAGGTCGGCTTGCCGTCAGCCCCAGGATTTGCCTGTAGGGCCACTCCGGTGAAGGGGTCGATAGCATACACCCGGCCCGGGGGTCTGCCGTTGGCCTGGACCGCCGAACACAGGGCGAAGGTGGACCGGCCCTTGAAACTGCCGATCTCCACCACGGACTCCATGTTCTTGGCCTTCTCATAGAGCCATTCCAGTTCCGGCCGCGTCATCCAGCCCGGAATTTTCTCGGCCTTGTCCACGGGGGTCTCCGGGAAGTCGTACCCCATGAGTTCCATGATGCCCCAGCCCCGGATAACCTTTTTCAACTCCACCACCTTCTGAGCCGTGGGGTACAGGTAGTGGTGGTAAAAGAAGGCGCCGCCGTCCTTGTAGCCCTTCTCAGTAAAGATGTCCCGGAACACCTGGACCTTGAGTCCATACTTGGCGATGTTCCGGGAACAGGTATAGTCGTCGATGAGGTGGGCACGGTTGACCACCCCGCTTATTTGCTCGAAGACCGTGGGGGAAATATTGGCTATGGCCTGCTCCGGAGTCAGATCGTCCAGGGGCTTCCATAGTTCGATACAGAGGTCGCTGGCTACCGCGAGCCAGTTGCCCGAGCCGATCATGCGCCCGTCCCTCGCGAAGAAACGATCCGTCTTCCAACGCACCGGTGCGAAGTCCTTCCCGAAGTGAGCCACGGTGTCCCGGGGAAGCAGCAGAGTCAAGTCCGGGGTGTCCGGATGGACCAGGGTGTCGGAGTCGATGTAGATGTTCCAATCGTTCTCCATTTCCTGGGCCAGTTGGTGGATCTGCAATTTCTCATAGGTCACGGGCCACTCAGGGAACTTCCGTTCGGTGATGATATGGAAGTCCGCCCCGATTTTGGCGGCGTAGGCCTCGATCAACGGGTAAGTGAGAGCCGTGATTTCGGGCGAGTAGCCGTCAATGTTGAGGGTAAAGATCGTCTTCTTTGCCTTTTTCTCCCACATAAAGACCTCGATCTCCTTGCCGGGCCTACTGCCCGACTACCATCGCGTTAAGGGTGGTGGCCACAACGGCGACCCCGGTGTCCAATTCGGGCAAGGCACCTGCCGCAACCGCTCCGCCGCCGGTCACGGTGTGGGTCAGGTTGGCCGGGGCATCGCCGGTGAAAGCACCCGATGCTTGAGCAGTGCTGTTGGCGATGCCACCGTTGGCCGCAATTGCGCCAGGGATGGTGATGGCATTTGCTATATTCCCAGCCAGAGCACTGTTGGCCTCTACTGCCAGAACATCGACATCCCCGGTGTGGCTCCCGTTTGCAGCAATCACCAGGTCGTGAGCATGAACCGCTGCGTTCGCCACGTTTCCGGTCGGGGCCACGCCTACATGGCTGGCCACGGTGACGGCGGCCTGGGCGGCCCCCAGGTAAATCCGGAGCTTGTGGTTGGTCCGGTCGAAGTGGTAAACAAACCCGTTGGCGGGCTGTTCAATGAAAACTCGGGTGATAACTTTCTTCATCCCGAAATGCCCGATGGCCGGCATAGGAATGCCAGCCGCGG